CATCCATCAGCTTTCCTGCTCCTACCCACAAACGCTCCATTTATCTGGTCGCGTAATGTTTCAGCAGCTTTAGATAAAAATGGCTTCATTAGCCAAGTAGCAATTTTGCTTCATCAGCAGTTAAGCCTAAGCGATCAAGAATTGCTTGGCGTGCTGCCTCTTTTGCTTCGGCTTCGGCTAAAATGCTTGCTCTTAATTTTTCATTGGCTTTGTGTTCTTTAAGTTCCTCAGCAGTTAAATCTCTATAAAAACCTTCGCCAGTAATTGCATCAAACTCATACATTCTTAAATCGCTCATTATGCTTTCGCCAATCCATAGACTGTTACTCTGCCTGATATGTTGCTACCGCTACCCACAGTTGCGGAAGGTAATAATCTTATGCCAGTAAAGGTTTGAGCACTAAAAACTCTACCGCCCCAAACCCCCATGTGTGTGCCTTCTGAATTTGAAAATTGACCTCTTACTGTTGGATTTTCTGAAGTATTACCAACACCGCTAACAAAAAATTGCGCGCTACTTTTATCAGAAGCACTTGTATGAACTCTTGCAACAGTATAAGTTGCGCCAGCATTTACACCATTTGTTTCTAGACTATTTGAAGTATTGTATCCAAAATTTACAGTATAATAATCTGTTGTTAAAGTTGTGCTTCCGTATCTAAATTGCATAGCAACATAAGCACCGCCACCAACTCCTGCTAAATCATCTAAAACTACTAAATAATTTTCATAACTTGATGAAAAAATGCTATCTATGTTTGCACCTGTGGTGTTTGTAAATGTAGTTGAAGTAATAAATGTTAAACCGCTTGCTGGTGTTGCTGGGGTTGCCCACTCAGGAGCAGTTGCACCAGAATTAACCGTTAATACTTGACCAGCAGTTCCAATTCCAACTCGAGCCTTTGCGGTTGAAGTTGTATAATAATCAATATCGCCAGCAGTAGTTCCCGGATTTAATGCTTTAACTGTTGTGTCAGCAGATGAACCAAGTGTGCGAATTGCTGCTGCACCATCTTTGACCAGCGCGGTATCGTCTGGAGTGCTCCAGCTGTAATTGGTAGTAGTTGCCATTTTATCCTTTTCCTATGCGACTATTGTAGCGTACTCCCAAGTCAAACTTGGGTCGATTGTGTTCCAAGCCTCTGTTATTGGCGTGGTATTCCAACGCATCGCCACTTGGCTAAATGCGACTGGAGAAACATTAATGGTGAGAAACAGTTCATTAAACCGAGTGCTCCATGACCAGCCCTCAACATAACCTTCAAAATCTCCACCTGATATTTGATTGGGTAGGTTTTGAATATGAACTGGCATTCCCATAAATACAGCTAGTAAATCATCCCGATCTGCGTTATCTATTTCAGGGTTAGTGATTGGGAATGTGATCGATTGAAATGCTGGGATTGGATAGGCTCTTTGGGCTATGTATCGATCAGCAATAGCCTGAGCATCAATAGTTTCATGAACACGAGAGTTAATTGTTTCGGCTTTGTAGCCATATAGGGCAATTGAAGCGGCATCTGTGGCATCAACTTGCTGATTGTAATTGCTACCATAATTTAGATAAATGTCATTTCGAACATCTGCTGAACGCATAATGGTAGATAAGCCAGCGCCTAACGCATGGCGAGCATCTAGTTCAACATAACCATTGTTAAGTAAATAATTCTGTCTATGGTCTGCATCTGCATAATTTATGTTACCGGCATTGTCCTCATAAATATAACCAAATGCTGAAGTTGCAATATCTGAAACAACATTGTAGATCGTGTCGGTAACATTTGATTGAGAACTCATTGTGTAAAGACCCGGCTGATCTATTTCGCCAAGTCCTAAATTAACTGCATCTTCCCAAGTTTCAGTTGCATCATAAGTTGACCATTGAGAAGCTGCTGGCACATCATTCCAAGTTCCAAGCAATACGCTTGAAAGAATCTCGTAGATTTGGTTGCCATCTTCATCTTGAGAAATGTTGTCATTAAAGATTTCTTTGGTTAATCTAGCAAGTGAACCCATAGCCAAAAGCGTGTATTGAACAACTGTGGCTGCTGCACCTGTTTGTAAAACTCCAACTGTAACATCCGTTAAATCTCCACCAAATAATGAAACATAAGATCCGGTTGAGTCTTTAACTTGCAAATCAAAAGAATCGTTAATATCAAATGGTAGTGTTTGGTTATTTAATGCAACCAGCGTGACTTGCATATATGAAGGAAGTGCCTGTTGGTAGATGTCAGATCGACCTGCTTGGTGTTGGACATCTGAAATGGTTATATCAGTATAATCAACTCCACCGACAGTTAATTTCCAGTCTGGTGTAAATGCTGACATTAATTGACTCTATCTCGTAACGCAGTAACCGATCTAGCTGCTTGGCTATTTAAGGTTGATGCAAAAGCCCTTGCAGTTCCCTCTGGATCTATTGCACCTGAAATATAAACATTGGTTACATTTTGAGCTTGACCAAATGGAGTTGCTCCAAATGGAACTGCGGTAGTACCTGATAGTGCTTCGGCTTGTTTTTCTAAAACTCTAAACTCTTGGGTTAGTTTGTCAAATTGCTGTGCTGCTGCTTTTTGGCTTATGCCATTGGTTGCCACTTGGAATGTTAGATCTGTAAATGCGTCACTTACGTTTTGTAATCTTTTTGCTAAATCAAGCGTGCTTCTAGCACCTAATACTCCAGTAGCACCTACTCCACCGCCACCACCAGCTCCGCCACCACCTACTGCTCCACCGCCAGCAAATCCACCACCTGCTACTGCTCCAGCAACCGCACCTGCAACGCCTTGACCTAAACTGCTCAATTGACTAAATCCTGTGCCAGTTGCTCCGGCTGTGCCACCACCACTACTACCAAACCCACCAACCTCTGGAATACTAACTCCCGGTATTCTGTTAACTCCTCTAATAATAAAATTGATCGCATCAATAGCCTTATTGACTATCCCACTAATAACACCTAATACATTTGAAATCACATTAATAACAACAGATGCAATATCACCAACAACATTTAATGCTGCACCAATAGTTGTTCCAATAATAGGTGCAAGAGATTTAACTACATTAAAGAATGATTGAAACTCATCTATGTTTTCTCGGATAGCACCTTTAATATCATTAAACGCATTTATCGCACCATCTATAATTGGCAATAAGAATAATTTAACACCATCTACAAATTCAAATAAGCCCTCACCTAATCCACCTGCTCGACTGCTAAAAGCATCGGCTACGCTTTGAATTACTGGTAATACATTGTTGCTAAAAATCTGAGTTAGTTTTAATACAATAGGCAATAATGCTTCGCCTATCTCTGTGCGGATGTTGCTTAACTGGGCATTAAGAATTCTTTGTGAGTTAGCCAAGCCATCGGATGTTCGTTGGAAATCGCCTTGAGCAGCAGATGTTTGTTGATAGATTAATTCTTGAGCTGCTAGGACTTTTTGCTGTGGTGTTAGGGCTTCCTTTGTAGTTCGGATTATGCCCAAAGAGAGCGCAGCTTGTCTTAGGCTGGCATCATCTAATAAGACACCATATCTACGCAACGGCTCGGTTTCGCCTCTTAAAGCGGCTCCTATGGCCTGTATTGCATCCTCTGGGGATGTGTTATTAAAAGATGCTAAGTCAGATGCTAGTGTGGTGAAATCTGTTGAGAATTTAACAAGATCATCTCCGGCTAAACCAGCGGATGATCCAAAGATAGCAAATGTGGATGCAGCGTCTAAAGCCTGTTGTTTAGTCTGACCAAGTGAAGCAGCAGCAGACTCAGCAAATGCTTCGATCTTTGATGCGCTATCACCAAATAAAACACCGACTTTTGAAACGGACTCTGATAGATCAGATGCAGCTTTAACGCCATCAACTGCGATCTTGATTGCAAATGCACCAACGGCAGCTGTCGCAGCAGCTAAAGCAAGTCCGGCTTTCTTGCCAAACTCTCCTAACTTATCGCCAAAACTCTGAGTCTTTTTTTCTCCGTCATTCATTCCTGCAACGAAGTTTTTGGTTTCCGCTAGGATCTCAAGCTTTAAGGTACGAAAATCTTTAGCCATTAGTTACCCCAAACCTTGACAACATCATTCATTTCATTAGTCCAACGCTCGGTTAATTCAGGCTGAATGTCGCGAAGTGTCGGATAGATAAACCAACCTCTTGACCCGCCTCCATAGCGACCCGACCAGTTTGGAAACTGCTTAAATCTAGTTGATCCAAATTCAAGTCCTCGCCATAACATTTGAGTTGTTGCTCCACCACTAAAACGCTGACCTGCAAATCCGTACGATAAACGACCAGTCTTTGATGTCTTTGATATTGTGGCACCATCCACAACTCTCTTAGTGGCTGTTCCTGCTTTTTCGCGTCTAGCGCCCGCTGCTGCAATTTCATTTTTTGCGAAAGTAGCCAAATCATAAGAAACAATTTTAGCCTTCTCGGTTGCATCTTCGCCCATGAGAGTAAAAGCCTTGGCAAGTTGGCGCAGCTCTTTTTTGGAGAATGCACTAAGTTCAACTTCGGCCATTCCTTTTCTCCAATATCTCTAAAGCTGTCAATATGTCGTCTGCGTCAGTCCATTCGCTCATTGGAATTTGAGTTGCTATTGACAACTCAACCAATAACCTACTTACGCTTCCTGCGGGGTGGCTTTTGGGGAAACATCACCGACTATTACATCTGTAA